TTTTAAGTCTTTAGGGTCTGTAAATTTTACTTTCAAAGCATTCACAGGTCTAATGATTGTACCATGTTCATCTACAACAACAGCGTCATCTGTATGTTTACGCCAATCGTGTGAAGAATAATCTGTTATAGCCATTATATTTTCTCACCCTTAAAGTTTACTAGACCTTTATCAGCAAAGTATTCAACTAACTCGTTGTACCCACCGATATGTTTATCATCTATAATTATTTGAGGCATAGTTCTTACTTGTTTACCTACGGCCTCAAACAACTCGTCTGGTGTTTTAAAGTCTTTACCAAACATCTTTTCTTTGTATTCAAAGCCTAGTGTCTTCACCAGGTTTTTAGCCTTTACACAATAGGTGCAATTAGGCTTTGAATATATTTCTATTTTATTACTCACTAGCAATAACCTCTACTTCGTCATAGGCCTTTTCAGCCATTTCTTTTAGTTTGAAAGCGTCAACTACGGTTTCAATAGAGTAGTTATACATCTTATTGTATTCACCCATAGGTAATCTTAAACCAATCCATGCTCTGTAGTAGCCATTCTTTGTAAGAGTTACTTCTTGTGCGAATACCTCGTAACCTCTAACTGGTGTATTTTTGATTATATTTACCAATGTAGTTTCAACATCTGTAACTACGGTCTTATTAGTATTCTTACCTAATTCAGTAGTAAATATTTTCGCTTTCTTATTCATCTCACCTTTTACTTTATCAGCAAGTTCAGCCTTTGCAATCATCATACCTTTCTCAATTGCAAGTTCTAAATCTGGTGAAACACTTGTGCCGACACCAAAGATACAAACTTTATCTTTGCCTTTGCCGAACGTTTTAGTACCACATTCTTTTTTCTCGTTATAATCTTTCATATACCAAGACGGTACCTTAAGGACTTGTTTATCCTTTTCTTGTTTGATTTTATAGGTATTACTTGAACAATTTGCAAGTGCAACACCCATAACACCGATCATTATATATTTGAGTACTTTACTCATTCACCTTCTCCTTTACATTATTAAACACATTATATACCATTTCTTTAGTTTTGTCAACAGCCTGTGTTTTCTCAACGGTTGACGTAAAGGGATCCCATGCAAATGCAAGGATAATCCACAATATTGATAAGGTTATTAGACCTCTAATCATTTTCTTACCTCCCAATTACCATCTTTATCAAGGCATACTTTGCCAGGTTTATGATAGGCATGGTTAGGCCTTTCATAATATCTACAATAAGCAGGTGTAAACATATCTCTATAGTAGAATTGAGCGAACAACTCCCAATAACTAGGTCCGTCATATGCCTTTCTACCATCAGCACACTCTACCACTTCTTGTTTTACAATCTCGCCATTGTCTAATTCTTTTATTTCAACTTTAATGAAACAATATTGATCCTTAATAGGTTGTATTTTATCATATTCAACTTTTGTATTATTGCCTTCTAATATCTCAATCTTCTTCATTGTGTTTTCAAATGAGTCTTGAGCATGTAAATCTACTGCAAATAACAAAGTGCTCATCATATAAGTTATAAAAAATAATCTAGTCAACATACATCCATCTTCCGTCAGGCATTTTACACACTTCATGCCATTTCATTGCTCTATATGGATTGCCATATAGTATTGAATCAAAGAACCTTGTATTGTCTAATGTTTGATCGTGTGTAGTTTCAACCATAGCACACTTGATAGGTCCTTTTAGATAGAAACCTGTAGTCTTAATAATACCATTACTATTAGTTTTAGGATTCATCCATGTAGTAAAACCAGGACTATTAGGTGCATTGTCTAAATGATCTACAAATGCCCTAGTCATTAATTGATCGTCTGTTTCAGCATTCATAATGTCAGCGCCTTTAAATGAACCTGCAACAGCACACGTAGCCACAACTGCAGGATTATCACTCAAATACGTATAACACGCTGTACCAGCAACAGCCGCTGTGGTTGAAGAACCAATAGTGGACTGATTCATGCTGGTACAATTAGAGAGCAACAACAAACTAATTAATAGAAACAACGGTCTTTTCATTATCTTCCTTCTCTTTTAATTTTTTAGCTTCTTCTCTTTCTTTTTGTTTTTCTGTAAGATCATCTAATCTTCTTTGATGTTCGTATTCTGCAAGTGTCTTACCAAATATTGTTTTATAGAAATGATCTACAGGCACAGGTGCCGAGTAAGCAAGTATAAGATTATCAAAATTAATATCTAAATGTCTGTAAGATTTAGGATTTGATTTCTTAGCATCCCTATGAGATTTTAATAGATTGAGTCTATTTGTAAACACGTTTTCGTATGGTGGTTTTGTTTTTGATTTTGCAATGTCTTTTTCTTTTGCAATTTTAAATTCTTCAAATATTTGTTCTTTAGTCATCATAATGTAGTCCTTTTGTTAGTTTATAAGTTAATTCTATCATAAAATAGTCTTTTTGTCAAGCCCCCTAAAAATCACGTATTATAAGGGTTTTTGTCACTTCCTAATAATTTGCATTGAGATTGTATATCTGCGATTAAGTGATTAATCTCAGCATCCCGCTCAGGAGTTTTAGGTTGTTTGTATTTCATATTGTACAACCTATTACTCTGAGCCTGAATACTATCAATCTTCTTACAAAAATCACTAATTCTGTGTAGCATTTTTCTTCTTAAACAAATTTAGTATTGATTTTTTTGTATTAGCCAATTGAGCTTTACTATCTGCCCAACTCTTTGTTTGATACTCAACTATTTTGTTTTTCTCGTTTGTTAACCAGTTAGTTACTGGATTAGCATTCGCCATTGTCATTGATACTAATATTACTACGATCAATGAAGCAACGAACAATGAAACACTTTTAAAGTTCCACATCATATCTTCCTTCCTGCTGTTTTGATATCCTCTTTTGCAATGACCTGATAAGGTCCTTTGTTATATGCTGGGGCAACCGTAAATCTTTTACTTGCCTCAATCTTCCAAGAGTTATCTGGTTTAGTACCACCATGACCCACCTTATTAGACAAAGGAATAGATACTCGTTTGGTCGATTCATATGGTACAAATGTATTGATTTTGTATCTACCTTTCTTATCTAATTTTATTCTGCCTTTTGCGTCAACTTTGAAACCTAGTTTACGTAAAAACTTTACGTGTTTAGCAAGTGCAGCTAAATATTCTTTAGTTGGTTTTCTTCTTCGTAATCTACGAATAGCACCACTTGTATTTTTTGTGTATAATAATGCCATTATGTTCCTTGACTCATTAATCCTGTTACAATCATAGGTTCTTTTTTAGACTCTTCGTCTGCCCATGTATCAAACTTTTCAATATCTTCTTTTATATCATCTTTAATACATGTAATATCTTTTTTGGCACCATTATAATCTTTTGTATTTAATTTGTCAATTGCCATTTCTAATTTGACTAGGTATTCTCTTTCTTTAATAAACATAACTTATATATTTCACCTTTCCTTCTACGTAACCATACTTCTTATCTTTTACTTTAGGGTTTGTAAACATAGTATTAGCGTCACCTGATTTATATCCTGTCTTATGTGACAATGTGATATGAGCAGCACCTTTATCATGTCTTTTGATTTTGTTACCATCTTTATCAAACATATTATCAACCCACAATGCGTCAATGTGATTGTTTGCTCTATAGCCTTTAATAAACACACCCACTTTTTTACCTACAAGTTTAGAGTACTTGTCATAAACTTTTTTGATAGGTTTATATGCAAGTGTAACGTGATCTGAAACAAGTATATCTTTTGTAGCAAGTTTTTTTACAACGTTACAACTTTGTTTATCTAATTGTACTGCAAAATATCCGTTCATTATTTACCTAGTTTACTTTCGTTTTCTAAATTAATTGCAACATCAACATCTGACTCTTCTTTTAAACTAATCTTTGTTAATTGGTGTGGTTCATCTTCATCAGCCCAAGTGTCAATGTGTATATCTTCAGCCTCTACTGCTTCGTCAAGTGTCTGATTGTAAGTATCAGTATCATATTTTACTTTACCGATAAACTTCGTATCATCTGATTCAGTATAGTTAGCGTCAACCATAAATGTTTCAACACCCTCGTTGGCGTCTGTAATATCTTTTGTGATCTTACTATGTGCGATACCACCGCCATCTAAAAATTTCTGATCGGCTTCGTCTTTGTTGTCTGCCAATACGTCTTGTTCAATACAAAGGGTGTAGTAAGTTTTCTTTCTGTATAAGTTCTTACCTACATCATCTTTGAAATAAAATACATCTGTTTCTACATTTGCCATAGTGTCCTCCTAGTTTAAGTTGTATATGTAATTTGGGTCTTTCTTTTTAGTTTTGTAATTCTTTGTGAAGTCAGGATCAAAATCTTTTCTGAAGCCTTGTCTACCATTGTACATCTGACCGAAGTCATTGAATAGATTGTCATCACCTGCAGCCGTTTCAGGACCGAACACATCTTCGTATGTTTGGTAGTACTCATCTGGATATACTATCTCAATACCAGTAGCACCTGTGAAATTACTAGCGTCTTCTCTATACGTGTTGTTCATATAGTCTTTGAATTTAAGTAATTGTTTTCTGTAAAATTTGATTTTAGATATAGGAACGTTTCTATAAATTGTAGATGAAGACCAGAACGTATCATATTCTGCTTCGGGATCTCTATATTCTCTTTTGTAAACGATATTAAAACTTTTAAAGTATTCTTTTGTCATAGATACACATAATCTAACATAAAATTACGGAATTGTCAAGCGCAAAAAACGTTGATTTTACTGACTTTTTAGGAATAATTATGAGAACAAAACGAGAACATCTATGATTCGTACCCATATTTTGCGATATAATATGAATCTACTATGTCGGTTACTGGATTATTCAGTTTTGTCTGTTCAAATTCTTTGACTAAATCAACACCAGTATCTTTTGTAAACTGCTCATACATCTTTAGCTTATCTGCATTACCCTTGCCAGTAGCATTCTTCTTTATCTGACCTGGTACTATAGATTGAAATCGTTTATTGAGTTTATAGAGTTTATGTTTGAGTGTACCCATATTCTCTGCTAGGTTGAATACAAGTCCTTTTGATCCAAACGAGTAGCCTTCTATAAAAATATTACCAATAGCAGTATCAATAATAGAAAGCGCCCAATCGGATATCTGGTCGTGTCGTTGTTGCTCGGTGGTATAGGGTAGATGTAGTCTGCCATTTATATTACCAAAGTTACCTTCATATTTCTTTACATTTGTAAGGTAGTATATCTTACAATTCTCAAATTTAAAAGCACCCCTACATACACATATAGCAGGACTGCTTAAACTATAATCAATTCCAATCGTCTTCTTCTTCATCATCTTCAAAGATTGCGTCATCATCATCTATAGAAGTATCAGCACCACAAAATGGACATGTTGTAGGCTCATGGTCTTCATCATCCCACTTGACCCAATAACTTACATCACAATTAGGACAACTTATCTGTACTTTATTTTTATCTTCTTCTTTAGCCATTATAGTTTGAAAGTTTTAAATTGATCTTTTTTAACGTCTTGTTTTACACCACCTATAACATAAGATTCTATTTCAGTTTCTTGTGGTGCGTTTTGTAAAGAACGACTATTGAACCAATGTACGGTCCAAGGTAATGGGTTATTAGATGATGAGTGTTCATATCTTTGTTCTAGCCCTATCATTCTCATTCTTCTATTTGCTATATATTCAACGTATTGATGTAATAACTTTTCTGATAAACCTATCATACTACCTTGTGAAAACAAATGTGTAGCCCAACGTTTTTCTTGTTGTACTGCGTCATCAAATATTTTGTAGCATTCTTTTTGTGTATCTTTTATTACCTTATTCATAACCTTATCATTCTCTTTTGTAAGATATGCTTTGATTATTTGTTGTGACATTGCAAGGTGTTGACTTTCATCTCTAGCAATTAATGATAATATTTTAGCAGAGCCTTCCATAAGTTTTAATTCACCAAATGCAAACGAACAAGCAAATGATACATAGAATCTTAAACCTTCTAATACGTTTACGGTTACTAATGCAAGCCATAATGCTTTCTTTAACTCATATATATCAACTGATTTAGGATTTAATTGATACTTGTAACCTAAATTAATTAGATTATCATATGCAGCCGTAACTGATTTTGCTCTTTCATCTATCTTTGGATCATCAATGATAGTATCAAATACTTCAGCAGGGTCTGAATACAAGTTTTTAATTATGTATGTGTATGATCTACTATGTATTGTCTCCATAAAATCCCATGCAACTATACAACCCTCTAGTTCAGGATTAGTTACAAATGGTAGAAATGCTAGACAAGGCCCTCTGCCTTGTACACTATCTAACATTGTTTGATATTTTAAATTACTTGTGAATATAAACTTTTGAGCTTCTGATAGTTGAGCATAATCGTTTCTGTCTTTTTGTAAAGATACTTCTTCAGGTCGCCAAAAGAAACCTAATTGTTGTTGACACAATCTATCAAATATAGGATACTTAAATGTATCATATCGTTGTACTGCAAGGTCTTCACCAAAAAACAATGGTTGTTTTGTATTGTCTATACCTGTTTTTTTATTAAATACGGTCTTCATTAAATTGTACACGAGTCACAATTCTCGTCCTCTTCTTTTTTTGTTTCTTCGGGAACATTATCATGGAACCCTATTGGGTGGGTAGGCTCATCCTCATCTTTCTTGCTATCATAAGTGTTTTGATAATAAGAAGTCTTCCACCCTAGTTTATATGTTGTCAACAAATCTTGTGCCATTACTGATACAGGCACTTGACCATCTGTATAGTTTTCAGGATTATACGACCAGTTACCACTAATCGCTTGGTCAAAATATTTTTGCATTACTGCAACGATATTTATATATCCTTCATTCCCTTTCATGTCCCAAAGTAAAGTATAGAAGTTCTTTAGTTTAGAATATTCAGGTACTATTTGTTTTAGAGGTCCTTTTTTAGACTTTTTAACAGACAAATAATCTCTTGGTGGTTCAATACCATTTGTCGCATTTGAAACTACACTAGAAGATTCACTAGGCATTTGTGCTGACAATGTACTATGTCTTAAACCATGTTCTTTTATTTCTTTTCTTAAATGTTCCCAATCATAAGTAAATTCTCTTTTAACAACTTCGTCAACATCTTTTTTGTATGTATCAATAGGTAAGATACCATCTGCATATTTTGTTTGTTTAAATGCTGAACAAGGACCTTTTTCTTTTGCAAGGTCTAAACTAGCATGTAATAGATAATATTGAAATGCTTCTGTTAACTTATCTACTTGTCGCCATGCAAGTTTCTGGTCATAATGATAACCTTTCTTTGCAAGGTAGTGAGCAAGACCAATGTAACCAATACCTAAACTTCTACGTGCCTTTGTAGATTTTTC